TCTTTTGATAATCCTAGAGCAATTTTTAAACGTAATGAGGTAGAACTCTACTACAACAACTCTAAGAAATTTGAAACCACTGGTGCTGGTGTCACTGTCTTTGGAACCACACAAACTCTGCAGTTAAATGTAAGCGGTGTTTCTACATTTGCTAGTAATGTAGAAGTAACTGCTCAAAAAATAATTATTAATAATACTAATTCAGAACTTCGATTTGAAAATGGATCTGGAAGTTTTTCAGGAAGTCTGAGGAGGTTAGGAACTTCTTTTGTTGTAGGTTCAGATGATGACTTAAAACTTAGAGCTGCACTTAATGATGATGTAAAAATATCTGATGGTTCTTTTGATAATCCTAGAGCAATTTTTAAACGTAATGAGGTAGAACTCTACTACAACAACTCTAAGAAATTTGAAACTACACCCACCGGTGTAAACATTACAGATGATCTGAATGTCGCTGGTGTTTCTACATTTGCTGGAAATATAAACGCGAATGGAAATATTGTTGGTGATAATGCTACAAGTATTTTAGGTATCAACTCTGTTACCGCAATAACATACTTTGGTGATGGTTCACAACTGACTGGCTCTGGTGGTGGTACCCTTATTCAAGGTATCTCCATTGAAGAAGAGGGAGTTAATGTTGGCACAGCTGGGTCAATTAAGACCATTAACTTCAAAGGTGCAAAGGTAACTGCTGCTTCAGTCAATGCCACTAAAGTTGATGTCACAGTTAATACTGGTCTTAATACAGCAGGAACTTCCGGTTTCAATAACCTATTTGTAACTGGTGTATCTACATTTGCTGGAAATATTAATGCAAATGGAGATATTGTTGGTGATAACTCTACAAATATTTCAGGTATCAATTCAGTAACTGCTACCAGTTACTTCGGTAATGGTGTAAATCTAACCGGTATTGTTACTTCGCTAGTAGCAGGGGCCAATATTTCGATAAGTGGTGCTACCGGCCAAGTCACTATCGCTGGTCTTGCCAATACTGCTAATGTTACAGCCAACACCTTGACTGTATCAGGATTCTCTACATTAGCGAGTGCATCTTTTAGTGGTAATGTAACTATCGGCGGAACACTTACTTATGAAGATGTCACCAATATTGATTCTGTTGGTCTGATTACTGCAAGAGCTGGAATCAGAATTGGAACAGGTGGTACAGTCGGACCTGTAGGATCTGGTATTGTCACATACTTTGGTGATGGTTCGCAACTAAGCGGAGTTCAGGGTGGTAAATGGGAAGAAACTGATGTAGGTATCAATACATCTTCAAATGTTGGTATCGGTACCACAAATCCTGTTCACAAACTAGAAGTTGTTGGTGATACTAATTTAACAGGTAGCCTAAACGTAATAGGTATTACTACCATTAATGGAAATAGCGTTCCATCCATTGGAATGGTAATTGCCCTCAGTGGCTTCTGATAAATAACTAAAAAGTACTAATACAATGGCGGAGTCATTTACAAATCAACTGACAAGGGCTGCGGGTATTGTAACCTCAAGTAATAGTGGTTCTATTGGTGTTACCACCTCCCTTATTACGGGAGTATCAACTGCTGGGGTTTCAGTTGGCGATATGGTAAAAACAACATTCTTTAGGGGTGGGTCAAAAGTTTCTGTGATTGGGGCAGGTCAAGTAAATCTTGATAAGACATCAACCAATACTACTGCAAAGACTGGTCAAACTGTTACATTCATGGGTAAAAACACAGCATTTACCGCCACAACTAAATCTATTCTAGTTGGCGGTACTTTTGCAAATCTAACCAATAATACTATTCACATCAATGTAGAAGTTGGAATCGGAAATACTTTCGCCAACATCGCTAACAATATTCCTATTCCTCAAGGGAGTTCGTTTGTTGTAAGTGATGCTGGTAAAACTATCTTAAGACCCAATGAAGTAATTAATTTGTATTGTGATACAGCTACAGCAGTAGATTCTAGTTTGAGTATTCTTAGTGGAGTTCAATAATGGGTCTTGGTAATAACGGATATATTGGAAGATCTCCTGGAGATTCTTCTGTAATTGTAAGAAGACAGGTATATCAACCAACCGGTGTTCAAACTTCATTTACATTTGAATCTGGTTATGACAACAATTTCTTTGATGTCTTTATTAACGGCGCAAAGCAGATTAAGTCCATTGACTTTACTGCGGTAGATAATACGACATTCTCTTTAACAACACCAGCACAAAATGGTGATGTAATTGAAGCGGTGGCATACAAAGCTTTTAATGCCACAAATAGTGGTGTCGGTATTCAATCTGCCGGAGTACGGATTGGAGAACCTTCAACTCTAAATTTTATTGGTGTAGGAAATACATTTAAAGTTAGGGATGCTGGTGAGGTAATTGATATCTCCATCCAAGGTGGAGGAGGAGGTGGTGGTGTTGGAACTGCCATTAATTATGAAAACGGAGATTCAAGCCCATTTAGTTACATCAATGCAACAGCATATGTAAATCAGGATATTGTTTTAGATACAACCACTGCTGGTGCAGATAACTCTTACGTTGTTGTTCAGGAACCACGATTAGTTGTTTCAGTTGGTGCTGCTGTTACGGTGGGACTTGGAAAAACCATGGTAACTGATCTATATCAACTTGGTGATCTCTAATAAATACAACTAAAAGATATAAGTAATGTCGGCAATTAATGTAAATTCAATTACAGGAAGGACCGGAACTCATGGTCCTGTGCTGACTGGTGTAACCACGGTAACTGGTGGCACTCTTAACACCGCAGCTTTAAATGTTACTGGTGCAGCTTCATTTTCCGGTAACGTATCGATTGCTGGCACATTAAGCTATGAAGATGTAACTGACATTGATTCAGTTGGTATTATAACCGCTCGAAGTGGTATTCATTTAGACGATAGTATTGTTCATCTAGGAGATACTAATACCAAGATAAGATTCCCTGCTGCTGATACTATTACTGCAGAAACTGCTGGTAGTGAAAGACTTCGTGTAACTTCTGCTGGTCTGGTTGGTATTGGAACTAATAATCCAGTAAGAAAGTTAGACGTAGATGGGACATCAAGATTTACTGATTACATTTATGGAAATTCAACAACTAACAAGATATATGTTAACGATGATTTAGCACTATCTGCGACTAAAAAATTATACTTTGATACGGGCAGTAACACCTATATTCATGAAGCAGCTGCTGATCAACTTGCGATAGTAACGGGCGGAACAGAAAGACTTCGTATAACTTCTGGTGGTGAAATTGGTATTGGTAATAATGGATCTTTTGGAATCTTTACAGGTGCAAATGACAGAAATCTGCTGTTAGGCACTGGCAGTGGTAGTAATGGCATCCAGTTGCATTGTTCAACAACAGGATATGGTGGTATTTACTTTGGTGATAGCAGTAGTGGCAATGCCAGATATTCTGGATATATAGAATACAAAAATAATGAAAACTTCTTCAGAATTGCCACTTCAGAAACAGAAAGACTTCGTATAACTTCTGGTGGTGATGTTAATAATTTGGGTAATGTCGGTGTACAAACAACTTATCCAACATCCTCCACACTTGTAGGTGCTGCTAGTTCTTTAATCGGCCTATATATTGGTGATGGACACATGCTATTCAGTGATAACTTATCACGTTCGGGTGGATATTATATTCCCAATGGACTGAATGCTCTTAATGCAGGTCCCGTCACTCTTGGTTCAACAATGACACTTGATGGTGTTTGGGTAATCGTATAGGAGGTATTATGGGAACTCTCAATGTAGCAAACGCAAGTTTTACAACCGCTAAAATAGGTAATCTTACACATACTGATGGTGTAACAAAACATACAGATGTTACTTATGATACGAAGGTGGGAGCTACTCTTTTAACGGGTATTACCTGGCACACTGACAAAAATTCCACTACTCAGACTATTGCAAATCTTTCAGGATATGTTGATTCTAATACTTATGCCGTTGATATAACTCATTATTATTCTCATAACGGATCTACAAATCACGGATACTTAGCTGGTTATTTGTTCCAGCAAGGTAAAGTATATAATCAAGACGGTTCGTGGTTTAATCACTATCATTATGATTGGTATTATAATGTCATGACAGAACAGCATACAGTTATGTGGGATCCAGCAGGAAATACAAATTTACAAATATACGTATCAACTGCACATAATAGTAGTACTAGTAATACACATGGTTTTTATCTTGCAGGCGTTCATAAAAAAACAGCATAATTATGATTAACACAACAACAGATTTTATAATTCCAGCAGCATATGCTCTTACGGGAAATCTTTCGGGCGCTCTTGTTATCCGTGGAGATATTTCTTATGAAAATATTGAATGGAATACTGGTATAGTAACTACTACATTACCAACAAAACAAGAGGTTCTTAATAAAGCACAAGAACTTTATGATGGTGAAGCAAGTAATAAATTGAGAATTCATCGCGATAGATTGATGTCTAATTGTGATTGGACTCAAGGTGCTGATAGTCCATTATCAGATTCAAAGAAAACTGAATGGGCAACTTATCGTCAAGCATTAAGAGATCTACCAGCAAATTCTTCACCAACGCTAGATGGACCATTCATTAAAGATGTTGTCTGGCCAACAGAACCATCATAAATAATACTAACATTCCTCCAATTATGAAATACGATATCCCGGCAGCATTACAATTACTTACACCAGGAGCCGAATGGGTGCTTCGTGGCAGTGAGTATTCTGGTTTGGAGTGGCTTAAAGGAAACGGTCACGATAAACCAACTGAAGACGAATTGAATACAAAGATTGCTGAACTTGATGGTGTAGAAGCAATGAAACTTCTACGTGAAGAAAGAGATCGTAGAATTGCAAAGACTGATTGGAGAGCTTCATCAGATTTGACAATTTCGGATGCATGGAAAACTTATCGTCAGGCATTAAGAGATCTTCCTGCATCTGCAACTCCGACTCTTGATTCTGCTTATAATTTGGATCTGACTTCTGTAACCTGGCCCACGGAACCTTCTTGATATGGCATCTGAATTAAGAGTAGACAGAATAATTCCTGTTGATGGAGTGCCATCTGGTGGTGGAGGAGGAATTATTCAGATGAAGCATTCTGTTGTTGAAACACAAGTTGTTGTCAATACTAATACATGGACAAGCACTGGAAATAGTGTGACAATAACACCAAAAAGTGCATCAAATTATTTTTACGTATTTTTTGAGGGTCAGTTCACCATGGACGTTAATGGTGCGCAGGGTTTTGGATATAATATTTACAAAGATGGTTCTGCTGTAACAACTAGTACAAATGATGGTGGAAATCCTTATGATAAGTATAAAGACGAAACAAGGATTTATACTAGAAAATGTAAAATGTATTTTGCACAATGTGGTACAACAAGTGCTGTGACATTTGATGTTAGATTTAGACCGTATAACGCTCAAAATACTATTTCCTGTTATTCAGGCGAAACACAACAAAATCTGATTGTAATGGAGGTGTCAGGATAATGTCAGAATTAAGAACAAATCGGATTGTCCCTAAAGACGGACTACCTGCTGGTGCTTTTGGTGGTATTATACAGGTAAAACAAAGTGTATTAACAACATCTGCTGCGATTGCAACAGGACATAATTTTACGGATTCAGGTCTTGCTGTTACAATTACTCCAACAAGATCGGATAGTCGAATTTTAGTAATGAGTGACATTACTACTGGAATATCTAATAGTTATGGAGGTTGTCTTCGATTAATAAGAGGTTCAACACACATTTACAAAGGAGATACTGCTGGAAATAGACCGATAGTCACAAAATGGTTTTGTGACTACAAGAATGCTACTGACACTTATTCAACATATTTTCCACACTTCCAATTTATTGATAATCCTTCCACTACAAGTGCGGTTACATATAAAATACAATTAGCTGGTTACTCAAGCACTATTGTGTATGTAAATCGAAGTCATGCTCATCAAAATTATACAGAATATGATGGATCTCAAGCATCATCTATCACAGTAATGGAATTATCAGGATAAATAACTAAAAAGTATCGGTATGTCGAAGATACAAGTAAATGAGATAGTCAATCACTTTGACAACGGTGCTCCTGATTGCCCCAAAGGTTTTACTGTATCTTCTGGTATTTCAACATTTACCGGTGCAATTGATGCAAATGGTAGTTTAGATGTTGATGGTCATACAAATTTAGATAACGTTAATATATCTGGTGTTGTTACTGCTACTAGTTTTGTTGGAAATGTAACAGGAAACGTTATTGGAAACGTTACTGGTAATGTTACTGGAAATGCTGATTCAGCGACTACGGCAACCACGGCAACCACAGCAACTAACGCACAAGGTCTTACTGGTTCTCCAAGTATTTCTGTTGCAAGTCTTGTCGCAACTGGTAATGTAACTATTGGTGGAACACTTACATACGATGATGTAACTAATATTGATTCAGTAGGTGTTATAACAGCAAAATCTGGTATTCATGTAACTAGTGGTTCGGTTGGTATCGGAACTGATGCACCTGAGAGTTCTATTAAACTTGATGTAAGAGGTGCTGTAATAGGTAACAGTTTTGGTAGCAGTCTTTTAGTAACACCCTCAAATGCCCTTACACCTTCTTGGAAAGCTGTATCTTCAGGTGGTGATCCAAGTTCTGTTCCATCTGGATTGACTTCAGTTTCTTCTAATGCTGTACTGAGTCAAGGAACTTCTGAGCAAATATTTTTAGACTTGGGGTCTTCAGTAACAACAGTTACTTTTGATTTTAATGCTGTATTAGATACTAATTTCTATTATCCTGGATGGAAAGTATCAAATGATGGTTCAAGTTGGACTAATAAGGGTGCAATAAACACAGATGGTAATGGTGTAATCACCATAACAAATGGTAGTGCATTTAGATATGTCACATTACGTAGTTTGACGAACTATAATAGTGGTACTATTGCCACCGTTGAGAGCACTACTACTTCTGCTGCAGCAGCTCAACCAGATACAAACACAAAGATAAACTTCCCCACTTCTGATACAGTTGCGGTTGAAACAGGTGGTACAGAAAGACTTCGTATAACTTCTGCTGGTTCGGTTGGAATCTCATCAGCAACACCAAAAACAGATGTTGATATCTCACAGAAGACAGGTGCTGTAGCACTACCACAAGGAACCACGGCACAAAGACCGTCTGGTTCGGCACCATACATAAGGAAGAATACCACCAATAATGCCTTGGAGTATTTTGATGGGACATCATGGGTAGAGATAATCACGGATTATTTCCCCACTGGTTCTACTATTTTAGGTTGAGGTAAGAAATAATGGCAAACGAAGTACTTACTAGAACTCCTACCAGTACTGGTAATAGAAAAAAATTCACCTGGGCAGGATGGATAAAAAGAAATGATATAAATGCAAGTGGAGGAAATAGTTATCAAGGAATTTTTGCTGTCGGTACTTCTGATGGTGCGGAAGATACATTTATGTTTTCTTCTGATCAAATCAGATTACGTTGCGAAAGTGGATCAGATGTAACAACATCTGAGAAATACAGGGACTCTGGAAATTGGATGCATGTGATAATGGTTGTAGATACCACATTATATGATCCAGACCATAGATGTATTTTTTATTTGAATGGTGTAAAATCAAATGTAATGTCTCAAGAAAATGACATTACTCAAAACGCAAACTTAAGAATTAATAGTGCTGCTAAACATTATATTGGAGAATTTCCAAGAATTAATAATCATTTAGATGGTCAAATATATGATGTCTTCCTCGTAGATGGTCAAGCACTCACACCTGATGTGTTTGGTTTCTATAAAGATGGAGAAGGTTATCAGTCTTCTGGATCTTCTCATGCAACCGATTTCCGTCCTGGTCAGTGGATGCCACATGCACCATCAAAGATTAAAAAGGATATCAATCGTAGGGGTGGATTTGGTGTCAATGGATTCTATCTTCCTATGAATGATAGCTCCAATCCTGGTGCTGACTTCCATATGACTCCTAATAGTATCATTAAACTCAAAGGAGAAGATCTACCACAACCACGTAATGGCGCTCCTACAACTTCTGATTCTTATGTCAGTCAGTTGAGACAAGAAACAGGAACACTTGGTTTTGATGGTGTTGTTAAGTTTGATGGTGTTGGTGATTACTTAACTTTTGATGGATCTTCAATAGATTTTGGAACAGGAGATTTTACTGTAGAGGCATTTGTATATCATACTGGAGGTAATGATGATACAATTATCTCAGACCAAACTGGATTTACATTTACTTATGGTAACAATGGAAAACTAAGATTTTATCATGCTAATGGTTCTAACGTAGTAGATGCGACTGTTAATTTTATTAGTTATCGTTGGGTTCATGTTGCTGTTGTCAGATCAAGTAACACATTGACATTTTATCAAGATGGAAATGCGGTTGGAAGTCATGCGTATAATAATGATATTGGCACTAATAGTACTACAACATATATTGGAAAATATTTTGGAGGAACAGTACAAGACTTTGATGGATTTGTTTCTAACCTTCGCGTAATTCAGGGAACCGCACTCTACACAGCAAACTTTACAGCACCATCAGCACCACTCACAAATGTAACCAACACAAAACTTCTGTGCTGTAATTCATCAACTTCCGCAACAGCAGCAACAGTCACACCTGGAACAATTACTGCGAATGGTAATGCTTTTGCTACCAGAAATGAACTGACTGGTTCTATTCTTCTTGCTGTTCCTGGTATTACTGGTGGTCAGGGTAGTGGTTATGGTGACTACTCTGCTGATATAAAAGGTAGTGGAACCAATAAGACCATTACAGCAAATAATAATGCTACTGTTTCTGCAACGGCATCATATTATGGAAGTGCTATGGCCTTTGATGGTACCACTGATTCCTTTCAATATTCCGTACCTAATAACGATGCATTGTTCTTACAGAACACCAATTTCACAATAGAGTGTTGGGTTTATCCTAACACAAGTTTTACTGATGATAGATATTTGATTTTCCTTGGTAATGGATCTTCGTCTAATAATAATAGTTGTTATTACTTAAGAATATATGATACTTATTATCAAGGTATCATGGTTAATTCAAATAATCAATATGCAACAACTAGTAGTAATACATATAAATCAGAACAATGGACTCATGTTGCTTATGTAAGAGATGGGAATGAACAGAGACTTTACCTCAACGGTGTATGTGAGACAGTCACTACTCACAGTATATTACCAAATGTTAATAATAGCTCCACATTCTTCATAGGTTCATCTCATGGTTTAAACAATAGTATTAACGCACAAATACAAGATGTTCGCATCTATGATGGTGTAGCAAAATACAAGGGTGGTTTTGATGTTCCCAAACCTTACTCACCAGAAGGTATTGAAGAATTTAGAACAACTACTGATACTTGTAAGAATAACTTTGCTTCTTTGAATCCTCTTTCATATCAAACATCAGGAACATATGGAACTTCATATCCAGTATTAACTGATGGAAACTTAAAATTTACGCATGGTCAAACTGGACAATGGGAAAGATCTAATTGTACAATGGGAGGTAGTGAAGGAAAGTGGTATTTTGAGTTTAAAATAGTATCTGGAGCAGGACTCTCGGGAAATAATGAAAACTGGGCAGTAGGTGTAAGAGAATCTGATAGTAGTAAATTCTATGACTGTTCAGATGGATTTGAAAATCAAGCAGACCATGTATATTGGATTGATGCAGGAACAGCAAAGATTGTAAGTAATCAATCTAGAGGTTCTGGATCTACATCAGGTATATCAGGTGTTGCTAATGGAGATATTATTAATATTGCCTTTGAAAAAACTGCAACGGCACTAAAAGTTTGGTTTGGAAAGAACGGAACATACTTTAATAGTGGAAATCCTGCAACAGGTGCTAATCCAGCAGTGAATCATGCAACGACTACTGAATATATTATTCCTGCCGCATCATTTTACCAGTATAGTGGTCAAGTTGAACCAGTTGGAACTTTCAACTTCGGTCAAAACCCAACATTCTCTGGAGCTGTAGCAGCAGGAACAAACGCAGATGATAGTGGTAAGGGACTGTTTAAGTATGCTGTGCCATCTGGTTATTCTGCATTATGTGAGGATAACTTACCTACTCCTGCGATTGCTGACCCTGGTAAGCACTTTAAGTGTGTGCTTTATGAGGGAAATGGTGGTCTTCAATCTGTAAATGGTGTTGGTTTCCAACCCGATTTTGTATGGATTAAGAGTAGAACTAGCAGTCATGGATCTGGAGTTTTTGATGTTATTAGAGGTATAGAAAGATTAGATACATCATCTACACAGGAAGGTAGGACAAATGAAGGAAACATTGTCATTTCATCTGATGGTTTTGATATAACTTCTTCTCATCCAACTACTAATAATAGTGGTTCTGACATAGTATCCTGGTGTTGGAAAGCAGGTGGTGCCGCAGTATCAAACACTGATGGAACTATCACATCACAGGTGAGTGCCAATCAGACTGCTGGATTTAGTATTGTAAAAGGAACTATGACTAGTGGAACAGATACTCTAGGTCATGGTCTTGGAAAAGCACCAAAAATGATAATTACCAAGCAAACAAATGGTACAACTGGTTGGTATACGTATCATAAGGACATTGGTTCTGGTAATACTCTAAGACTGGATACTACTGCTGCATCAACATCATTCGCTCACTGGGTTACTGATCCAACAACATCTGTATTCTCAATGGGTAGTGGTTTTGGTTCTGGTGAAATATATGTTGCTTACTGCTTTGCAGAAATAGAAGGTTACAGTAAGATTGGAAGTTTTGAAGGAAATGGTAGTACTGATGGCACTTTTGTGTATTTGGGATTCAAACCTGCACTAGTCATAGCCAAGCAAATAGATACTGTATATACTGTTGGTGGTTCTGCTGCTACAAGTTGGGGTATGTGGGATTCATCCAGAATGCCAAATAATCCTGCAGGAAATCCACTCTGGGCAAATTTAAGCAGCACTGAAACTACTAGAGGTAACGGATCGAGTGCAAACACAGGAGGAAGTGATGGTAATGGTCTAGGTGGATTCCTAATGTGTGATCTATTATCAAATGGATTTAAGGCAAGATCTGCCGGAAGTGAATTTAATTCTGCAGGAACACATATCTACATGGCATGGGCAGAATCACCATTCAAGACTGCAAACGCCAAGTGATAAATAACTAAAAAGGTTTTACAATGGCGATTGGAAATCCCATTACTAGTGAAAATAATTTTAGGATAAACAAGTTTGGTCCATTTCAAGGACAAACATTGTTCACAATTAATAATGGATACCAATTAGGTAAGATTTCTGTCTTCAGAAATGGTATACGACTCACAGACGGTATTGATTTTACAGCTTCTGATGGTTCTACTGTCACATTTAATACTGGCTGTAATCTCGGTGATGATATAGTTATTGAAGTTCTTGACACGTTCAGTGTTGCTGATGTTTCTGGAAGTGGTGGTGGGGCCACTGGAAGTAGTGGAGATGAAGTATTTCATGAAAATGAACAAGTGGTGACAGCAAATTATACGTTAAGTAATGCTAAAAGTGCTATGAGTGTTGGTCCTGTGACTTTGAACGCAGGAGTGGTAGTTACCATCCCTGCAAATCGAAGATGGGTAGTTCTCTAGGAGTAAGTCATGGCAGTCTCAATTTCTGGTGAAGGTGTCATCAGTGGTAGTAGTAATTATTCCTTCGACTCGAAAGTATCGGTTGGTGGTACTCTGACTTATGAAGACGTAAGTAGTGTTGACTCAGTTGGTATTATAACAGCAAGATCAGGTATTCATATAGATGATAGTATTGTTCATATTGGAGATACTGATACTAAAATAAGATTCCCTGCTGCTGATACGATTACTGCAGAAACTGGTGGAACAGAAAGACTTCGTATAGATTCAAGTGGGCGATTGCTCCTGGGTACTACATCTTTAATAAGCAGTAGTGTTGCTGCTAATCTTCAAGTTGCGTCTGATTTTGGATCTCGTCTTAATATTGCTCGCAGTGATACTACAACTGCTGCAGACAATCTGATTGGGGCCTTTGATTTTTATGGTAATGATAGTAATGGTACTTATCAAAATTGTGCTCGTATTCTTGCTGAAGCAGATCTTGACCACGACACTGATGATAAACCAACTCGTTTAACATTTTATACAGCACCAGATGGTTCTGCCACACCATCAGAAAGACTTCGTATAACTTCTGGTGGTGATGTTGGTATTGGAGATAATGCTCCTAATAGTAATTATGGAACAAACTTAAGTGTTCATAGCACTGCGACAGATGGCGCAAGACTTAAAATAAGCGATGGAACAACTGGTAAAGGAAATACTGATGGTCTTGATATAATATCGACAGGCGGTGCGGCTTATATTATGAACCGTTATGCGGGGGCGATGCATCTTGCGACTAGTAACATAAACAGAATTAATATAACTTCTGCTGGTAATGTAGGTATCAATGAATCTAGTCCTGGTGGTCTACTTCAAGTTGGAGCTTCTAGTGGTTCACATGTAATAATTACACCAAACACAGGTATAGATGTCAATGATGGAGCAATTAACCTTTATCAAGCAACATCAAATGCCAATGCTACTCCATTTATTATATCATCTGATGTAGGTGGTACAGAAACTGAAAAACTTCGTATAACTGCTGCTGGTAAAGTTGGTATCAATCAAGCTACTCCAACACAAGCACTTGATGTTGTCGGAAGAATAATTAAGACAGAGTACAACCCAGGCGAATTGATTGAATGTATTGAGACAATTGCAAATGGCGTATCAATTACTACTTCTACTGGAACACATACTATACAAAATGTAACTGGAACTCAAGATCTTACAACTTCCTATTTAATTATAGAAGGTTCACAAATTACTTACAGTATTCCTGTAGGGGCTAAGAGACTTATTTACGAATTCTGGTGTTTCATGCGTGACAAGGATGTTGGACCACTTTTACACTTTCAAGGTTCAGTAACTGCTGATGGTACTTCTGCATTTCCAACTTATGTAGAAACCTCTAGACATACCTGGAGAGGTTCAACTGCGAATGCCGACTACCAGCAGTGGATACATAATCAAATGGTTCTCTTTAATACCACTTCCGGGGAGGATCAAGCAGGGGGTTATCTTAATTCTCTTGGTGGTACTACAAGAACTTTTAGATTTCATTGTAGAGAATATAGTGGGACGTATGAAGCACAGTTGCATACCACAAACAACTGGGACGGCTCTGGAACTGACATTTTGGTTCGTCCTCAAATCAGAATTGCTGTTTATGCTTAATTCCACCCCTATAAATATTTAAGCCTAAACCTGTTTAGTTCGGAGGACAATCCTAATGGCACTTTCTGAAAGATTTGAAAACGACAAGATTGAAGTCGTTGGAACCTATAAAGCGGTTCAAGTACGTAAAGCAAATATCATTGAAAAAGATGGTGTAGAAATTTCACGAACATTTGAACGTCGTGCATTGATGTCAGGAACGATTGATGATAGTGACAATTTTGTAGACACAGACATTAGCACTGAAGATACTGATGTTCAAGCTATTTGTAATGCTGCTTGGACAACCACTGTAAAAGATGCCTATAAGGTATTTCTCATTGCAAATAAATCAGGAACCTAATAAATGAGCACCCTCAAGACAAATACTCTTCAACACTTAGATAGTGGTTCAGCTAACATTGAGTTGGCCAAGGGTGGGGGTGCAATTCATTCTGGAATCTCTACATTTCAGGAGGACATACATCTAAATGATATTGTTCATCTACAAGACACTGATACAAAAATAAGATTCCCTGCTGCTGATACATTTACGGTAGAAACTGCTGGTAGTGAAAGAGTTCGTGTAACTTCTGCTGGTCTGGTTGGTATTGGAACTAATAATCCCTCATACAAACTTCAAGTTGAAAATGCAGGAACTGCATTAGGTAGATTTTTAAGAACTAATGCTGGTGCAGGACTATTTCAGATAATGTCCCAAGATGGTGGAAATATAATTCTTGGTCTTGGTGATGTTTCTGATCCTGATATTCAATATATTAAATCTGATAATTCAGATAATTCTCTTTCTTTAGGAACAAATACTGCCGAAAGACTTCGTATAACTTCTGCTGGTGATGTAAATATTGGACCATCTGCAAATGCAAATGGACACGGATTACTTACTCTTTCTCAAACTGCTTTATCGGCATTTAATGCTTTAGTTATCCAACAAGGGAACACTCAATTTACGGCAACAGATGGTTTACATATTGGTATTGATGCTGGAGTACATGCGTACATAAAACAATTTGAAAATCGTGATATCTATTTCACAACGGGAACCACAAATACTGAAAGACTTCGTATTCTCTCTGATGGTGGTATAACATTCAATGGTGATACTACAACTGCTAATGCACTAGATGACTACGAGGAAGGGACCATCACAACATGGAGACTTGTAAAAAATGATGCTAATACAAATGGAGCAAATCATGCCCAAACTGAAGTTTATTATACAAAAATAGGAAGATGTGTTTATATTAGTGGACATATTAGAACTGATGGTACTGAAACAAGTAAAACTGGAAATTTAAAGCTTGTAAGCACAGCTGATGGTAGTACTGCAGCAACACTACCCTTCGTTCCAAATCATAGGGGTGGATTACCAATCGTTCATACGAGATCATGTAGTACATCTGATACTACATATGGTTTGTCTGTAGGATTTAGGGAGAATAATTCAACGGTTTATGTTTATGCTAATGACACTACCGGTGATTATATTATTGACAGTAATACTTTAGATACTAATACACAAACAAATCTTGTAATCACCTTCAACGGTCATTATTTTACCGACTCCTAAATAACTAAAAAGAGTTCTGATGTCAAGGGCAAGAGACTTATCAAGATTTGCAAATAACCAAGCTATAAGTATTGATTCTTCTCTTAATGTAGGTATCAATTCAACATCCCCTGACGCTAAATTAGATGTTGCTGGTATCGTAAGTGCTACAGAATTTTTTGGTGATGGTTCAAATCTAACCGGTGTATCAAGTCCAGGATTAGGAACTGCCTTAAGTGATGACACTACCAGTCCTCTTAATTCTATCTATTTCACGAATGCAAACTTATCTGTTGCATCGACGATTACAGTAAATCCACCATCATCAGCATCAGCAGCATTCACACAATATGCAAATATTGTTCTTCAGAATGACGCGGATTTAATTGTTGCTGATGGTGATACATTTATTCCAGATATTCTGGGTATTGGAACGGATGTTGATGAGCCAGGGACACTTACTGGTGGTGCAGGAAAATTAAGAGTAGATAATATAACAAATAAAGCGGGAACTGGATCTCCAAATTTCCCCTTTGGTATGGTAATCGCTGGTATATTTACTGCCACAGGGGGGTCTTTTAGTGGTAATGTTTCTGTTGGTGGTACATTAACATATGAAGATGTAACTAATATTGATTCGGTTGGTATTATTACAGCGCAGTCTGGTATTCATATAGACGATAGTATTGTTCATCTAGGAGATACTAATACCAAGATCAGATTCCCTGCTGCTGATACGATTACTGCAGAAACTGGTGGAACAGAAAGACTTCGTATAACTTCTGATGGTAAAGTTGGCATCGGACTTACTAATCCAGATGTTTTTTCTGCATCAGCCGATGATTTAGTCATTAGAACTACTGGCGATACAGGAATTACAATCAGATCAGGAGCATCTGATTCTGGAAATATCTTTTTTGCTAGTGCAGATAGTGCTTCTAGTAATAATGGAATCATAAAATATCTTCAAAATACTAAAGAACTGCGATTCCAAAACTATGGTTCAGGAAGTGAGTTCTTTACTTTTTATGCTCAAGGTAATGAAAAAGTTCGTATAACTTCTGCTGGTAATGTTGGTATCGGACTGACTAATCCAACAGGAAAGTTACACACTATTGGTGATGTAATGATACAAGGCACTGGCGGAGTTGGAGAACAAACACTCTTTATTGGTAGATCTGCAACTTTTTTACCAAATAGTAGAGGTGTTGCTGTTGCAGCAGATCAAAATGCCTCAGCATTTCATGATATGGTGTTGAAAACCTCTACAAATAGTAGTGGTCTTGTTGAACAAGTTCGTATAACTTCTAATGGAAATGTAGCGATTGGAACCGATACAATATCAAATTCTAATTTGACAATTTTTGGTGATGGAACTACTGATAATAAACCAGCAACACTATATCAAAATGCGCTAACTGGAACAGGTTCGGATAGTGGTTTCTATGTTGGAACTAACCATAATGATCAGGTTGGATATGTGTGGAATTATGAACCTCACGCGCTAAGTTTTGCTACAAATGATACTGTAAGACTGGGTATAACCTCAGAGGGTTATTTAAATCCCGCCCCTTCTGGAATGGTGATAAGGAGTGGTTTTTATGATCCAGGAACCGGAACTAATGCAACAACATCGACCACTTCATCGACATTCACAACCCTTAATGTTGATGGAACGGGTCAAGTAGGACATAATATAGGTAAATTCAGTACGGACGGACTCACATATACTAAAGTAAGTTCTAATAGTCATCTGAATATTAGTATATCCATACCGTTTTATCTTGCCACTGGCGGTACTGGTTTTGGTATTAGAGCTCTGTTGAGTACAGATGATGGAAATAATTATTATGTAGTAACTGGATTAAGCAATGGACCCGCTGACAAATGGGGTGCAGGTGGTTACGGTGGTAACACATCTGGTATATTAAATTATACTTGGAATACAAGAATGAATTCCTCTCGGGCATCAGCAATACTTTCAAAAACAGGAACTATTAGATTCTATTTTCAGGTGGCTGTTTGGTCTAGTTCCGATACATTAACAATTGGTGATTATCCTAGTTATAACAAAAAATCTTCAATTATAGTACAAGAAATTGCTGAATAAATAACTAAAAAAGTACTCTGATGTCAAGAATAAGAGCCGATCAGATATTAAATGGTGCTGGTACTGGTGCTCCTAACTTTTCACTAGGACTTCAGGTGGGTGCGGCCACCACTATCCATACGACAGGTATTGACCTTGGAAGTGGTAATATTCAATCACATAATATAAATTCAACCGGTATTATTACTGCCACTGGATTAGATGTAAATGGAAATGGTGATATTAGTGGTGAACTATCAGTTTCCGGTAATGTTTCCATAGCAGGAACATTAACATATGAAGATGTAACAAGTATAGATTCAGTTGGTGTTATAACTGCAAAATCTGGTATTAATGTTACTGCTGGTGGTATTAACGCGGTTGGTGTTGTTACTGCTACAACCTTCACTGGAAACTTAACAGGTAACGTAACAGGAGATCTAACTGGTAATCTTGCTGGTACATCATCGATTGCTGGTATTAGTTCTACTATTTCTGATACTGCCGTTGATGTCTTTGTGTATGATACTTCTAAGGATTCTGATGGTGGTGCTTGGAGAAAGAGAACTCAGAACACTTCTTGGTATAATGAAACCTTAAATACATCGACCAGAGGAAGCAGAAGAGAGTTTCCTGCTGTTGCTGTGATTGTTGCTGAAGCTACTATAGTAACCATTTATGATGGTGATGATCCAGACCTACCTATGTGGATGGTATTTAATGTTTCTAATACTACTTGGTTTAAGTTACACGGTTCAGGATCTCAATGTAGTTGTGTAACAGCACTTAACGCCACTTTGTGTGCTGGTGGTAATGGTGCTGGTATAAGATTAGCGGTTGTTGACTTTATTAAAGATAACCAATACCTAACTGAAGCAGGACATACTTATTATCAAACCAGCGGGATTATTACGAGAAATGATACTACAACTCACACTAGTGATGGTGGGTCTAAAAGTATAGTTAATAACGTTGTAAATGACGTAGTAATGACCGTGCTACCAAATGCACCGATTGATGATACCACTGGACTTCCAATTCCTACTATTGCCGTTGCGACTGATGGTGGTATCAGTTTCATCCTGGATGATGGAAATGTTGTTAATAACTATAGAGGCACTAATGATGTAACATCAATTGCTTTCGATAAGGATAATTCTGCTATTTTTGCTTGGGGAACTACGTCTGGTGCTCCGAGACATATAACCAGACTTATTACTAGTGTATGGAGGGTAGCATCATCATCTTCTTCTTTGTGGCCCAATAATTATTTTAGTGGTTACAATGAAGGTCTTGGTAATTCTGCTGCTAATTTTGAAAGTGCTGCTTCTGGTGTAGTAACAGTTGCAAATTCAGGAAGACATTTTGGTATTGAATATGCAACTGGTAATACAAATGATAGATTAGGTATTCTTCATCCAAATGATCTTACAAATTATGCAGATAAAAACTTAAGTGCATTTATCTCATCATCATATAATACTGGATATATGCACGGAAACATCAAAGGTGCTTTCCTGTCTGATACTGATACTACGAATGTGACTGGTTCTAATCTGATTGATAATGGAGATTTTGGAACTGGTAATTTTACAAACTGGTCTACTTCTGGAACCACAGCACCATCAATTTCTTCTGGTGGAGCACTGTTAACAACAGGTGCTGCTGATGGTGCTATTTGGCAAAGCACTAGTGGTGAAGCAACCAGTGGAAAGTGGGTTATAACCTGGACTATTACATCTAATAGTGGTGGTTTCTTTGGGTTATTTTTAAATAATAATGGTGCAAATGGTAGTGGTGGAGCCCTAGTTAAGGATAATATTACTGCCAGTGGATCTTATTACTATGAAGGTAGTATAACAGCAGTAGAATTTAGACATAGAGGTTCTAGTTCTGGTATTATTGATAATATCACTTTGAGAAGAGTTGAGGATGATCGTTCAGTAAACAACAAAGGACTCCAAGTATTCGGAACAGTTACCAAGAGTGCTGTTGCGACTGGTGCAGAGTTGGTTGCTTATAGTGGGTTTAGTGCTAGTAACTATTTAAAACAACCTTACAATTCTGATTTAGCACCAGGAACAGGTCAATATAGTGTAACATGTTGGTTTAAAACAGCAACAAATGGAAGTGGTGACCAGTATATATTTGATAGAGGTGTTGGAGGAAGTAACAGTAGAAATCTAATGTTAGTCATGCAAACTTCAGGTAGAATTCAATTTTATCATACTAATTCCTCAGGATCATCAGGTGCAAGTGACTTACAGACAACTGATATGCCTAGTTTTGCAGATAATAGTTGGCATCAAGTAGTTGGACTTTATGATGGATCAGCATATAGAGTTTATGTTGATGGAAAAGCATCATCAGTTACAAATACAACTGGAAGAGATGTAGGAAATGATGGCACTCCAGCATTGAACATTGGAGCAAGATTTAGTGCCACCCAGACTTTTGATGGAAGTATGGCATTGTTTAGATACTCACGTTCGGCACCATCAGCAGAACAAATCAAAAAAATGTATGAGGATGAGAAGTGCCTATTCCAAGAGAATGCAAAGGCAACTTTATATGGGTCTTCTGATGCAGTGACTGCATTGGCATTTGATGATACTACCAATTTATTACACGTAGGAACATCAGCAGGACGCAGTGAATTCCAAGGACTACGCCGAATAAATAATACGACAACGGCGGTGACCACTGCTATATCAGTATCTGATGGACTTGTAACGGAGCAGTAATGTCAGTTAGAGTAAATAAATCATCTTTTAATATAAGAGAAAAACTTTCTGAACTAGGAAGAAAGTTTGGTCTAAAGGGATCTGAACTTGTAGCAGCAGAGACTGCCCAAGAAGCACGAGACCTTGTGAGTGCTGGTCGTAAAAATTTGGTGATTAATGGTGATATGAGAATATCGCAGAGAGTTGGAACCACTTCAACAAATATTGCTCAGGGTGGTTATTTATTAGATCGTTTCAGAGGGAATTACTGGAACGGTGGTTCGATGACTTCTCAGCAAGTTACAGATGCTCCACCAGGATTTCATAATTCAATGAAACTCACAGTGACATCCACTGATACTTCAATCGCATCTGGTGATTATCGTTATTTTAGACAGATTATTGAAGGAAATAATATTAATCATCTTAATTGGGGATCATCAAATGCAAAAACGGTTACATTATCTTTTTGGGTAAGGTCTTCTATTATTGGAACTCATGCTGGTTCGGTATGGAATGATGGTTTCAATAGATCTTTTCCATTTGATTATTTAATAAATTTTGCTGATACTTGGGAACATAAATCCATCACTGTTCCTGGATGTCCTGATGGAACTTGGGAAACTGGTTTAAGCAGAGGTATTAATGTAGCATTCGTGCAAGTTTGTGGGAGTTCTTATACGGGAACACCCCACCAATGGAATAATGCTGGTGATATGGGACCAACAAATCATGTAAATCTTTTAGCAACTAATGGTGCTACTTGGTATATCACTGGAATTCAATTAGAAGTTGGTAAAAACGCCACTGACTTTGAACATCGTCAATATGGTGAAGAATTAGCATTATGCCAGAGATATTACTACCTTCATGTATTTGTTGAGGGATCTAATCAAAAATCTATTGCTAACGCCGCTGCTTATTCCTCCGGAGCTGCTTTTGGTGTTGTTCATTTTCCCACTACAATGCGAGCAATACCAACTTTAGAAGTTGCCAATGTTGCTAATGCTTATCGTATTTTTATAAATGGTTCGAGTCAACTCTTTAACAGTTTTTCTACGCAAGAGGCAAGTGAAAATGCATTTACACTTGAAAGAGGCAGTCTTAGTTTGACTCAAGGACATGCCGGTTGGTTTAGAATGAACGATGAGCCAGGTGCCCGGATAGCATTTAGCGCGGAACTTTAATTACAGATTTAGGAGATTAATTATGTCTATTAATTACAAACTACATAAAAACTTTTTTGGTGAATTAGTTGCAATTATTCGTACTGACGATACCAACATTGTTTATAATATTCCTTTTTGTGAAGGAAATAGTGATTACGATGAATACCTTAAATGGGTCGCTGAAGGTAACACACCTCTTCCTCCCGATGATGACTAATAAATAACTAAAAAAGTATAAATCCATGGGATTGAGTTTAAGAGGTACCACCTCAGGCGCTATTGATATCAATCCACCAGCAGTGGCTGGTGATAATGCCATTACTCTTCCTGCAAGTAATGGTAGTGCTAATCAGTTTTTTAAAAATAGTGGGACGGCGGGTATTGTAACCTACTCCTCCATGGTGGAGACTTCTGGTGGATTGGTTGGTATCGGGACCGAAAATCCACTAAATGGTTTAGATGTTAATCAGAGTGAGGGAAGATTAAGAGTTAATAGATTTAGTCATCTGCTCATGCAGAATAAAAATGACTCAACAACTGATTATTGGGGAATTTCTGCAAGAAATGGTGGAGAACTTGATATTGGATATGGAACTCCTGACGGTAATAGTCTTATAGGTGGAGATAAAGTTACTATAACTTCTGCTGGTAAGATTGGTATCGGAGTTGCTTCTCCAGATGAAATGCTGGAGATCACCTCTAGTGGTACTGGTTCTCAAATGCAGTTCAGAGATACCTCAACTGGAAGTGCTGCTGGTGATGGATTTAGAGTTGGATATAATGGTTCTGGTGGACAATTATGGAACTTTGAAAATACTTTTATTAGATTTGCTACAAATAACGCAGAAAGACTTCGTATAACTTCTGCTGGTTTGGTTGGTATCGGACTCACTAATCCAGATAGAGTACTTCACTTAGCTCAGGCAAATAGTACAGCATATAGTGGAACTGACGCTTTTGATAAGGATTATCATGTATTAAAACTCAATAACACCACAGATGATGGAACGGTGGGAATGCAATTCCTTATTGGTTCTGATGGTGAAGCAGCAATTACTGCCAGTGAAGTGGCAGGTAGTGCGACTGATTTAATCTTTTCAACGAGAAGTGGTGGTAATAAAACTGAAAAACTTCGTATAAAATCAGCTGGTAATATTGGTATAGGAACCAATAATCCAAGTGAATTATTACATATGTTTAGTAGTAGTAATCTTACTTTAAAAATTCAAACAACAGGTGTATCCTCACCCTCTACTATTGAATTCAAGGGTCCTTCTAATGGTAGGATTGATTTTACTCCTGATGATAGTGGATCTGCTTCTGGTCGAATAGTCTATGTTCATAGTGATGACAGTATGCAATTCAGTACAAAGGCATCTGGGGGTAATATAACAGAAAGACTTCGTATCTCCTCAGCAGGTGCATTTGGTTTAGCTGGTGCAAACTATGGAAATGCGGGTCAGGTCATAAAATCAAATGGGAGTAGTGCTGCTCCTACATGGCAAAATCTATATTCATATTTCTTTTATGGACAACAAGATACACAAACTAACATCGCTACTGCAACATACATAAATCTCAAAAACTTAGGAACTAGAAGCGTGGCTTTGGGTGATGCAAGTATAGCATCATGGGATGAATCTAATGGGGAACTCACGATTGGATCGAGTGGAGCAGGATACTGGTTTCTATCCTGCGCTGCTGGTATTGATGATATTCAGTCAGCTGATTTTATTCAAGTTGTTATCAGTAAAAATGGAACTGTTAATAGTTTAGGCACTAATGTAAGCACTTATGGTAGATCTTGGAATGGTGTTACTGCCAACCAAGTTGTTGTTGATAACACCAGTTGTATCACAGAGTTAGCTGCTAACGATGTAGTTCGCTTTTATGTTTATCATAACGAAGGCACTACTGAACCAACTGAACCAAATAGATGTTTTGCAATGGGATATCGGATTGGAGGAACCTCAGGATAACTTGTATCTAATAAATAATTAAAAACATCAGATGTCAAATATTCTTGCTAACAATATAAACCCAAGAAGTGGCAATAAGATTACCATTGGTAATGTTAATACCACTGTGGCGATTGCAGGAACTGCGACATATGAAGACGTAACGAACATTGATTCAGTTGGTCTTATAACTGCTCGAAGCGGTCTCAGTATAACCAGTGGAGACTTAACACTTCCAGATGCAATAGTACATAGTGGAGATACAAATACAAAGATTAGATTCCCTGCTGCTGATACGATTACTGCAGAAACTGGTGGATCAGAAAGAGTTCGGGTAAAGTCTAATGGTAATGTTGGTATCGGAACTGATAATCCTACTTCAAAGTTATATGTTCAAGGTACGATCTACGCAACAACTAATGTCGATGTACCAAGTGGAGATATCTTCTGTGGTGGAAATGCAGCAAGTGGATCGGAATCGGGTATACGGATGCGATCTGCTGGTTTTATCAGTGCCAGTAGAAATAGTGGTTTCATATGGAAAGGATATACTACAGGAACTAGTGATGCAACTTCAATAATCAATTCTAATGGTCAAGCACAGTTTACACAGTTATTGGTAGGAACTAATAACTCTAGATACATTTACCTTGGAACGGCACCAGTACAGGTCTACGGCACTGGTGATAGAATGATGAGCTTGTTGTATACGCAAGCAAATAGTTCGGGTCCTATGTTGAACTTTACCAAGGGTAGGTCAACAAACGACAATGCTGGAACTATTGTAAATTCTGGTGATCTTTTGGGAGCAATAAACTTCATCGGAGATGATGGAAATGATTTCCACCAAGCAGGAGGAGAAATTAGATGTAAGGTTGATGGTACTCCTGGTTCAAATGATATGCCGGGTAGACTCGAATTTCTCACAACATCTGATGGTGCTCAGTTCCCAACTGAAAGACTTCGTATAACTAGTGGTGGTGATGTTAGGTTAGCATGGAATACTGGTACGTTTCTGGGTGAATATTATGATGCTGACTATTACATGGGTCTCTCTTTTGGGGCAAGTAGTAGAGAACTGTATATTGATAATAGATCAAATGATACTAGAGCAGATATAGTTTTTAGAACAATAGTAGGACAATCAACACCAACAGAAAAACTTCGTATAACTTCTGATGGGTATGTGACAACACCTCAGCAACCATCTTTTTCATGTTACAAAAATGGTCACTTTAACTTTACCTCTAATACAAATACTACTATTAAACCTTGGACTGAGCAACATGACACTCATTCCGACTTTAATGCAACCACGGGCGTATTTACTGCTCCCGTAGCAGGAAAGTATTACTTCTACATAAGTGTTATGCAGCAGCGGCAAGGTAATGGTGACTTCCAATTGAAAATTTATAAAAATGGAGCTTTGTATGTAAATAGTAATGATATGAGCGATGCCGCTACTACAACTTTCCAACAAACAACAATTAATGCTGTTATGAGTTTAGCAGCAAATGATACTGCTTCTTTTGTAACGCGCAATTCAACTGATACATCATCATTCCTTTACAGTGGTCAATATACACATTGTGGTGGATATTTAATCGGATAATTTATAATAAATACTCAAAATTACTATATTTAATCAAATGGCAGATTATACAGTTACATTAACGGATACTGAGAACACAGCAATGGAATATATTGCTGCTGATGTTGATTATTGGATTACCAACGCAGCAACAAATCGTGCTCGGATTTCTATCGAAGAAATTATAAACTTAAACACCGCACATTGTAATGAGAACTCTATTGCGATTGCAGTTGGTAGAGATGCACAGGTGGCACAAGCATTAGAACTTGGTGTCATCGATAAGGCAGCAGACAGAGTAGAACCAGAAAGACCATAGATAAATAACTAAAAAAGTATCAATATGTCTAAGGTAAGAGCTGAGGAATATACTGATAAGAGTGGAACCGGAGCTCCTAACTTTTCCAAGGGCATTGTCGTCTCTGTTGGATCTTCGGTGGGTATTGGTTCCACTTTTCCAGATAGAACATTACATGTAGCTCAGGCAAATAGTACTGCATATAGTTCAACTGACTTTGATCAAAAATATCATGTGCTTAAACTTCAAAACTTTACTGATGACAAGTCAGTAGGTCTTCAGTTTAAGATTGGAACTAATGGTGAAGCTGCTATCACCGCACAAGAGTCGAGTAATGGTGAAACTCAACTCATGTTCGGAACCAGAGGGAGTGGTAATCGAGCTGAGAGAGTTCGTATTACTTCTGATGGCCGCCTTGGAATTGGAACTGACAATCCCGTAAATCTTACAGTTCATGATGTAGGTGTGACTACATTTAGAATATCAACCGCGGGTGTTCTAGCATATGACCATACATTCAATGGAACGACTTACACGATAGCGAATAATAATGGTGGAGCTGGAATTCCAATTATCTTTGGATCAAAAACTTCTGGTGGAGAATCTGCAAGATTCAATGCATCTGGTAATCTAGCATTCCCAAATGGTCAAGGTGTTGATTTCAGTGCTACAGCAGGAGCTAATGCAACATCTAGTCTCCTAGATGACTATGAAGAAGGCACATGGACTCCTGTATTTTCGGGTGCAACATCAGCTGGAACATACACTTATGGATCACAGGTCGGTAGATATACCAAAGTCGGTAATATGGTTCACGCACACTTTAAACTTGAGAATATCGCTACAGGATCAGCTGGAACTGGAAATATAGAAATTAGTGGTTTACCCTATGTTTCTGATTTGGAACAAGTATCTGGTAATATGGTGCTTGATAATTTTAATCTTCCAACAGGAACTAGTAATTTGACATTTAGAATTGCTAATGATCAATCAAAATTCACCATTGTCATGACGATTGACAATTTACCCGATCAGACTCTTGCAGTTACAGACAAGGTTGATAATTCTGCTGATATTCAGGGTACCATCTCTTACCTCACTGACTCTTAAATAAATAACTAAAAACATCAGATGTCTAGAATTAGAGCTGACAGATACACCAATAGATTAGGAACCGGTGCACCAACATTTTCAAACGGTGTTAATATTATCGGAAATGTTGGAGTAGGAACAACTGTCCCTACCTCTAATCTAACAGTCAAGGGTGATATGAATGTCACTGGCACAGTATCTGTTGGTGGTACCCTCACTTATGAGGATGTAACTAATATTGATTCCGTTGGTATTATAACTGCTCAATCTGGCATTCATATAGATGATAGTATTGTTCATCTAGGAGATACTAATACCAAGATAAGATTCCCTGCTGCTGATACTATCACAGTAGAAACTGTTGGAACAGAAAGACTTCGTATAACTTCTGCTGGTGATATGGGGTTGGGAGTTACCGATGCAACTATATTAGATGATTCTGGATTCAGAGAGTTAGTGATCGGTGGTGCCACTGAGGGTGGTGCTATTCATTTACAAGATGCAGATGGAAATGTTAAATTTGGTGCATTTACATCAGATGCTTCTAATGCAGCGTTCATTAGAACAATAACAAATCATCCAATTGTATTCAGAACAAATAATACAGAAAGACTTCGTATAACTACAAATGCCGAATCCGAAGTTGAATTATATTGTGGAGCAACTGATGGAAATTATGCAACAGTTAGAGGAAAATATAGTAGTTCAAATCAATATAATAGAAGTGAAATAAGATTTGGTGTTGAGGCTAATGCTACTGGAAGTGGATTCTTAGCACTTGCAACCGGAACTAATTCAGCAACAGAAAGACTTCGTATAGCATCTGATGGTAAAGTTGGTATAAATGAAACTTCTCCCTCTAGAGCAATAAGTATCAATGGTAGTATAAATCTTGCTTCTGGAAGCAGGATTGAGAGTTATTCATCTGGTGGTAACCTAATCATCCAAGGGGGAAGTACATATCCTGGTGGTCATATCAGGATGTATGGTGGTAGTGGTGATGATATGATCACCTTTAATACCAGTGGTGGGTCTGCTAGTTCAATAGAAAGAATGCGTATAACTTCTAGTGGTTTAGTTGGAGTTAATGATAGCACAACTGGTTGGGCAGAATCCTTCCAAGTAACATCTTCTACAGCTTATAATCAATATGGTATTGCTATTAAAATTCAAAGTAATAGTGGATACCTTTTGCGTTTTGGAAATGGAACTAATAATCCATGTGGAAGCGTTAGTAGTAGCGGTGGTAACTCTACTTCTTACAATACATCTTGGTCTGATAGTAGACGTAAGAAAAATATTGAAACTTGGAATGAAGAAGTATTACCACACTTCAAGTCTTTAGAACCTAAGAAATTTAATTTCATACATGAAGATGATGGAACAGTAAAGACAAAAGGTTATACGGCACAAGATAATGTTGATAAATTCCCTGAAGCATACCCATTACTTGATGATACCGATATTGATGAAAAGAGATATATGTTCAATCCATCTGGTATGGTTATCTATTTGATGAAGGCACTTCAAGAAGAAATTGCAAAACGCGAAGCAATTGAACAGCGCTTAACAGACGCAGGTCTCTGACCGGTTGACAAACTGACCACCATTCCCCCTGCAGGAGACTGTAGGGGTTTATAGTGTCTGGAGACACACACAGGAGATGACTCTTAAGGAAAAACTGGTGTTCATCGTATCATTCATGTTCATGATGCAATGGGGAACCAGAGTAGTTTATGCAGGCCTATCACATGCATTGTATTGACATCATCCCATATGACCGTATATCGACCAGTAGGCCACTCATAGAATGGTTTACGACTGAATACCTATCCAATTATGGTCTAGACATCACAGTGGTCTATATGGACCTCTCTGATGAGGGTGTAGATGGATGGTGTATGCGTGAGGATGACAATGAGTTTCTAATTCAAATTGATGAGAAACTTGAGGGTGCTGAACATACCAGAACGGTATTACATGAATTGTACCATGTCTTTCAACATCTACACAATATCCCACGGTGTGAGATGTGTGCTCGTATGAGTGAACAATACAACCTTGACAGATTCAAAAAAACCCTGTAGACTAGGCTTGTCCGGTTTGAAGGGAACACTTTAAGTACTTAATTACCATGAAGACCAAGTTTATTTGTGTACAACCTAGGTCTAATAAAGCCAAGAACCGTTTTTACAACCTGATGCATGAACTTCACTCATGTAGGGTAGAACAAGAGACAGAGGACAAATTGTTCCTCACATCCATCACAGATAAGTACAGTTTCTGGATGGATAAGACCAATGATGACAACTGGCTGGTAATCAAATGATTGACTTACTAATTTCAACACAACTAGAGGCTCTTGGTAACCACACTGTTGCTGAGTTTCTGGTAGGATATTTGTTCGGTGGTGCATTAATCATCGGAGCACCAGGTGTGTTCTTCTTCATTGCTTTTATGCCTGCATTGCAGAGAACCAAAGGAGCACAGATTGGTTACAAGGACCACAAGGACTATGGTGATTCATCTACCTATGAGAATGGTAAGATGGCTGACCAAAAACCTTACACTCACTACATTAGAGCTGCAGTACAATGAACTACGATCAAACTTGGGAGGTGATGAACAATGTGGAGGAAGCATTTAGCCAAATCACGACAATCGAATTCCTCACTAATCAAATTCAGCGTGCTGTTAATGATGGCGACATTAACTCTGTCAATGACGCTACACATGCATTAATTGCATTTGTTCCTACCTATCAGAAGAACTTTGATGAGAAGTTCGCCACAGCATGGAAAGAGGTAGTCACACCACTTCACGATCCTATCACCAATTATAATGAAAACCTTAATTATCCTGAAATTTGTAAATACTACAAAGATAGCTGAGGTTTCCCTATGACAATGAAGAAGGGTCAAGATCTATCCGAACAAGAAATTGATTCAATCAACATTGCTGTGGAGGACTACAGTATCACGGCCATTCATCCTGACCGGATGGAAGCTTATGCAGATTACCTAGTGAGGAAATTAAATGAGCAAGAGGAGTCAAAATCTGATTATCGCACTTCAACAAGTGAGTAATCTTGAAAAACTAATCGAGACATTTGAGTATCCCACATACATGACAAATCGTCTCAATAGTGTCAAACACGAACTGGAGAGACAGTTACATAACTGTCAACCTCCAGTTGACAAAGCTACATAATTGTTGTATATTATTACTGTAACTTCCGAGAATAGATGAAGTATCTTTTCGTTGTAAATCACTATGTTCCATTCCCACAATCAGAGTATGGTGGTCTATGGGTGGTGACAGCAGAAGATCAAGAAGAGTGTTTTGATCTGATTACAAAACATATGGATTATTATCCTGAGTTTTACGGTAGACTTCGAGAGAACATTGACAATGCACCTAAATATGCATTGGCTGATGACTATCCTTCCGCAGTTTTGGAGAGTTTCCTAACATGAGTTGTAAAAAGGATCCAAACGACAAATACAGTGAATATGCTGTAGACTTTCATGCTAATGAACCCCATCAAGAAGATGAATGGGATTCAGAACATGATGGTAAAATTTCGGATTGGCATGAACGTCACAAGGATAAACTCCTTGATGAATTTTGTGACACTCACCCCGGTGCTCCACAATGTAAGGTGTTTGATGAATGACTGACGCTGAAAAGAATGCCCTCGGTCTTATGATCGAAAGTGTCCACAAACCAGACAGTCGTCTCCGTGGTTGTGCTTACAATCAGGGATGTTATGATGAATTGATGGAATGGCGTCAGAAGATGCTTGACCTGCTCTATAGTTATGAGAAGAATGGAATTCCCCCACAAGCCACCCAAAGGGTATGAATACTGGACTGATGACCACTCCAAAACCATCAAACGTATTTGGATTAGAAACATCAGTCGTGAATTTATCTATGGTGATAACAAACATCCTAGCTCAATCTGGGGTTTCTTCTGTCGTCGTAAGGGTGTGTTTTTGGCACCAGTAAATAGTAAGAAGCCTGGTAAAGTTGTAAAGGTACAGAACACTTCTCCTTACTCAGCCATGCCACTTAAGCTAACACCATTAGAATTAGCATTTCAATGAACGAACTTGATCCCTCCTCAATCACTCTTAGCTCACCAGCTAAAGCATTTGCGTATGAGAAGATCTCACGCGAGATTGATGAGTGTGATGACATTGTAACCATGAAGGAAGCCTTACGTTGTTATGTCAAACTCTACTTCAAGCAACAAGAAACCATGTCCCTCATTGGTATCCCCAACATCAGAGATGAAAACATTTGAGCCACAAGTCAATGATTATGTAAGGTGGCCTACAGAATATCATACTATTGAAGGATGGGTATATTTTGAGGATGAGGAATATATTACAATTGAAGTGGGTGTCAAACCCAAGAAACGTTGTAATTACGTGAGGAATATGTTACACTGTAAGGATCATATCCTTGTAGTCTGTTATTCCTTCCAATGGGATGAACTGCAGTACATTAAATCTAGAGAGACAAATCATGAAAATGCGAACACTTTTATTAGGACTATCTCTGCTGATCGTCCCTCCAAGCATGGCAGAACCTAATGTAGAGTATTTTACCAATGAAGCCATGGGGTGTATGATGCTCCAGGAATGTACTGAAGATATTCATGAAGTCATCTCTATGGCTGATATTTCCATGGAGTATGAGAATTGGGAAGACTTTACTAATGTGACTGCAGAGTTTCATAATATGTTAGTCTTGCTCAATCAAATGGGTGTGAAAGTATATCTGGCTGATCAAAAGTATTTCCCTGTGGGTCATCGTGGCGTATATCATACCGTCAGTAATAATTTCTATCTCAACAAAGCATTCATGCATCGTCCTAACGTATTGATGACGGTGATGAGACATGAGGGTTGGCATGCAGCACAGGATTGTATGGCTGGGACCATTGATAATAGTATGATTGCCATTATCTTACCTGAAGAGAGTGTCCCACCAGTGTGGCGTGATATGGTAGAAGCAACATATCCTCCCTCTGCAGTTCCATGGGAAGCTGAGGCTAAGTGGGCGGGATTGACTGAAGGAATGACAGTCAAAGCACTTAAGTCTTGCGCATATGGTACAATGTGGGAAGATTTTGAACCAACACCTTTGACCCGTGAGTGGTTGGAACTCAACGGATATATTAAATGACACTGGCTGATACATTAGTATGGGCTTGTATTCCCTTTGTACTGATTACATTGTATTTCGGTACGAAGGGAGGATATTATAATACTGACAAATATGACGGGGATGGAACAGCTCATAAGGTATTGAAATGAAAGTCAAGACTTTATCATTAAAACATCAGATTTATAATATACACGATATCTTCACAGTGGATGAGTTTGACTCAATCGGTGATGAGTTCAAATATAATAATTGGAATTTTAATAAGAAAGAAAATACCGAGTCATCAAATTATCCATTAAGAGGTTGTCTACAGACAAAGAATTCTCATTATGATGGTATTGATATTATTGGATATAATAATGTACTTACTAATTGTGCCATCAATATTAAATACAAGATCCAACAATTAGTCTTTGACAAACCCCTTACACTCAGAAGGATTAACACTAACATTCAATTCTTTGGACAAGAATCATCTTTTCATATAGACAATGAATCAGATAATCATTGGTCTTTTGTATGTTTTGTGTCTCCTAATTGGAATACATCATGGGGTGGAGAATTTGTAGTTAATGTAGAAGACGGTGAATATATTCACTCTCCATACATACCCAACAGAGGAGTATTATTTCCCTCTCACTTACCACATATGGGTTACAGTCCTAACCGATTGTGTAACATACCTAGACTATCGATGGCATTTGTGTATGAAACCGATTGAATATAACACACATGAAGCAAGATATCATGAAAGATATGGTGATTGGACAATCAATGGACAAACTTATCGGTTTAAGTTAAACAATTATAGACATTTATTTACACAGGATAGATTGAAAACGGTGTCATTTGATGACATTGCATTCAAAGGAAGACACTTTACAAACTTACGTGGTCCGATGTGCCTATGTTGTGATGGTTCAAGATATTACAACGCCAAAATTAAACAACCTGGTATTTTGGTTGAAAATATGGAAAATCCATATAATCTTAAGTATAGAATGATTGACGGAAAACATAGAATAGAGAAGATGATTAACTTAGGAATGACTCACTCCGAGTTTTATGTTCTTCAAATATCTGATTTGATGTGATGTGGAGAATATGGTGCTATGCCCTCGGAAAGAAAGAGGGTAGAGATAAGAAAGATGCGGATAAGATTGCATATGTGAGAACCATCATAATGCTACAGCTCATTGTTACAAACGGTTTCATTATTGCAGGTAATATCAGACATTGGAACGATGGTCAGTGTGCCAACACCATATCTGGCCCCGAAATCTTGACAACCGACCATAAATAACCTATGATCTTATGGTAGCAATCAGGAGCTCACATGTCTGCCACCTATCTTCCTCAAAAGACTAAGTATCGCATCACTTTGGATCTGGAAGTCATGGAAGACTTCAACCCACATAATCTTGACTGGGAAAAACTATTGGATGTTCAGGGTGGTGAACACGTAGAAGCTTACGTGGAAGACTTGTCAGTTCCTGATTGTTTCTTCTCCTGATAATATTGGGGGTGATAAATAATTCATATTGTCATCCCCTATCCCATGGCATTCTATTGTACAAAAAAATCATTGGTTGATGAATCGATCACACTATACTTTGCTGGTGGCAATAGATGGTCTGATCAAGTTTCAGAAAAGGTCACCTTTGCTACTAGAGATGGTTTAGACCAGAAGATTGCGAACGTTGATCGTATGTCTGGTGGATTCAAGAACGCAACAGTGGTAGAAGAATGAAAACACTAAGCCAATTCCTTGCTGAAGCAAATTACGACCCTGAGATTCAGGGTAGAAGTCAGATTCGTCAGACTGGTGAAGGTGGACGTAAAGAACCAAAGAGAGACACTGATAGCAGAAGAAAGCCAGGTGCTCAACCACGAATGAAGGCAGTTGGTGGTGGTAAGATGGCTCCTGTCGGTCAATATAAAGACAGAAAGGATATTGGTGCGACTAAAGCTAGGTCTGAAAGAGAACAACAACCAACACAAGAAAGAGGTAGTGCTGCACTATCCGCAAGAGAACAACAAAGAAAGGCTTATCAAGAAAGAAAGGCACGTGAGAGAGGTGGTAGTCGTACTCCAATTACAGCAAAAAGTAAAGAGAAGACAGCCTCACAATTGTTGAAAAAGAAAGAAGCTCCCAAGAGCACAGAACCAAAGAAAGAACGTAAATCATACAAAACTGCTGATGGCGGTGGTATGACAAGGAAAGAAAGAGACCAAACTCGTAACAAGAAAACAGGTGAAGATAGGAAGACTGCTAAACAACAAATGAGAGCGGAATTTGAGAAGAAACATGGTAGAAAGCCTAGTAAGAAAGAGGCAATTCAAATGACAGCCAAGGCACATGCTGCAGCCAAGGCACTCAAATGACACAAAGAATGATGCGATTGTTTAATACAATCGATGAAGCCTACGAACATATCAAGTCTGATCAAGGTATATCTTTGAAAGAAGCCAAAGTATATGTTGATCAGAGTATTGCCCAGAGAATTGATGAAAAGGTCTGGGTAGTTCTCCCCTGACAAAGTTACTCACCTTGAAAGGTCCACAGTAGTACGAGAACCACCTAAATTATGACAAGCACTCATATCGACCACCCAGAAGACACCATCCTTACTGGTGATCTCAGTGTGATTGATGCACTGTATGACAATGCATTTATCTCCATGAAGATGGACGGTATGAGTTTGGTTTGGGGTACCAATCCTCAAAACGGTAAGTTTTTTGTATGCACGAAATCGTGTTTTAACAAAAAGAAAATCAAGCTGTGTTATACTGTAGAAGATATTCTGACCCACTTTGGACATCAGATTGAAGTTGTAGATATCCTTACTAATTGTCTCTTTCATCTCCCTAAGACTGATAAGATCATCTGGGGTGATTGGCTTGGTTTCGGTCACACTGATGTGTTGACTCAGAATACTTTGACCTATGCATTCTCTGAGGCTATTGATCAGAAACTGGTCATCGCACCACATACTCTTGTCAACGTATATGCAGAGTTCAGTGATGGTGTATGTGAGCCATTGACTGATACTCTGGAAGACACTAATATGGTCAAGTGGGTACAACCTTCTGTTGACCGTATGCCACCACAGACTAAGGCACCCAAGATCAACAAAGACACGATTAAGTTCTTGACAAAGAAACAGGCTGACAGTGCAAAGATCGCTATCAACCAACTTATCAGAAGGGGTGAATATCTTGATGACGCTACACTGACTGAAATCCTTGGTTGTGTTCATCTTGCTAATCTCTATCAGTATGTGATGGAAATCAAACTGGACATCATGGATAGTCTTATCATCAATGATGCACCAACTGCATATCTTCCAAGTGGTGATATCGCTCCTAATGGTGAGGGTTATGTCTTCCATTCTGAGTGTTATGGTAGTGTCAAACTGGTAAATCGTACCGAGTTTGCCTATGCCAACTTCAACAATGGGTACGGTACATAGTTACTCACCTCCAAACGTCCCTTATTATGTAGCCACTGAACTTGATGATCAAACTTCGCCCACACCAACAGGAAGCAGTATATGCTCTCCGTCAGAATAGTATTGGGCAGGTCATTGTTCCTACCGGTGGTGGTAAAACACTCATCGCAATCATGGATGCAGTGAAGAGATTTGAGGTCAATGTTCCTCGTAACATTGTTGTTGTGGCTCCTCGTATTCTCCTGGCAGACCAACTCTGTTCGGAGTATATGGAGCACATCACAAATGCTAACGTCTTGCATTGTCACAGTGGTGATACAAAATACTTCAGCACTACCAAGTCGGATCATATCAAACTGTTTGTGGATATGTGTAATCATGTCCGTGAGCATTCTATTATCTTTACCACATATCACTCGCTTCATCGTGTTCAGGAAGCTGGTGTTGCTGTAGACACGATTTACTTTGACGAGGCACATAACAGTGTTCAACGTAACTTCTATCCACCGACAGAGTATTTCAGTAAGCATGCGGATCGCTGTTACTTTTTTACTGCTACTCGCAAGACTAGTGTCACTGTCAACAAACCTGGTATGAACTGGGTTGATACTTATGGGCAGGTGATTACACGAGTGTCTGCACCTGAACTTGTCAACAATGGTTATATTCTTCCACCTAAAGTCAAGGTGATTGATATGGCCAAGGTCGATAAAAAGTCCTTGACTCCGTATATTGAGAGCAACAAGATCCTTGAAACCATTGATCAAATCAGGATCAAAAAGATCCTTGTGTGTGTCAAAACCACACGTCAGTTGATGAATGTTTTCAGGACAGACTTCGCTGATCAGTTGACCATGCGTGGTTATTCTTATCTCTACATCACGTCTAAAACCGGTGCCGTCATCGATGGTAACAAAGTCAGTCGTGAAGAGTTCTTTGAGACACTGAATGCATGGGGTAAAGATCCTGCCAAACAGTTTGTTGTTCTTCATCGTTCTATTCTGTCTGAAGGTATCAACGTCTCTGAACTTGAGGCTGTTATCTTCCTTCGTAACATGGATACTATCGAGATGTTGCAAACTGTTGGTCGTGTCATTCGTGTTGGCTCTGAAGCCAAGTCTTATGGTCTTCTGTGTGTCCCTTGCTACAATAATGTCGGTATCTCTACTCAAAAGGCACTACAAAACTGTGTAGATGTTGTCTTTGAGAAGGGTGAGATGTATGATAGTGTAGTTCGTAGATAATATGAAGTACACTAACTCTCACATTCTTGATGCTAAACCAGGAGCTCTACCTATCGTGTTCAATGAAAACTTATTGGCTATCCCTATGAGTGGCTCACAAACACAGCTCATGGTTATACATAATGGATCACCCATTAAAGTATGTCGTAACAAGCAATCTGCTTTGACACTGATGAAGAAACTCAAAAAACGATAAAATACCTCACCTTCAAAGGTCTTCTGTAGTATGTCACACACCACACCAAACTGGCAACACCACTCCAAAAAACTTAAGATAACCAAGGGAACTTGTAAGGGTCGTCTAAGGTCTCGTAAGCAAGCTCTGAGGTCACTTAAACTCAAATTATGTACCAAACTATGAATGTTGATTCAAAACTTCTTACTGTCATTGACAGTCTTCGTGATTGTTTATCTGTGGGATCTGAAAGCAAGGGAGATCCTGACAAAGGTTATCCCTATGCTTATGGGTACAACACCGCTGGAATAAGATACGCTATTGACAGTTTAGAAACTGTTGTCGAAGAATACCGCTCCCTCATGTGTGAAAACAATCAATGAAAAAACTATTTGCTTCTCTCCTCGTTGCAGCATCAATTCTGACACCTGGTGTGGCTAAGGCCAACAACACTGCGGAGGATCACCATGCATTGTGGAAGGAATTACAGAATCAAGGTGTAACTACAATCTACAATCACAAACTCCATTGTCCTAAAGATGGGAGTGTTGATGGTAGATATTTCCTCTATTCTGCCATGTTGATTGTATGTCAGGACAACATGACTGCACATTTAATGGAGGAACCTTGGACTGAAAATGATTTCGACACCTTGAGACATGAGGCACATCATGTAATTCAAGACTGCGCACGTGGTGTAATTGGTGACGGTGTTTCCCAGCCATTGTTTGATGCAGAAACATATGCAGACTTTGTTGAAGCATCTACTATACCAATGGATCGATTAGAAGAACTCTTTGAAATGATGGTTAGTGATGGTCTTGATCCTATGACTATTGTGGAGGAGATTGAAGCTTATATTGTAGCTTATGAAGTTCCTGCAGATAGTATCAGGACAAAGCTAATTGAGATCTGTTCAGAATAACTCACCTTCAAACGTCCCCTTTATTGTAACCCTGCTCTTATTATGAACAATTCATCTCAAATTCTTCGTGAACTTCAGGAACTTCGTAAGACCTGGCGTGTACAGAATTTCTCTTATACTTCATCACAACAAGCTCGTTACACTGAACTGACCGATCTTCGCCGTGCATTTGTATCAAAGTGGTATGAAGATGGTGTTGTTTGGACAGGCCCAAGTAATGTTGGTAAAGGTTCAACCACTACGGAGGAAGTTTGATGAAATTCGATCCTGAACTGACCGAAAAATTTGAGACTGATGGCACTACATTTGAGTATAATCATGCTCGGTGTGAATATCTCTCCGAACAGATTCTTGAACAGTATGAGTCAAGGATCAAGGTGATGGGTAACAAGTGGAGGAAGTCAAAAAGCAAAGGTAAGAGAGGATTGAAGACCGCACTTAACATTCTTGCATTACACAATGAATGGAATGTTGAGGATAATGATGAAACATTGTATCTGGTATTCAATGACCAAGATGAATGTTTCACAGATGTGACTACAGAAAACGAATACTATGCAAATCCTATCAAGGAGAATGAAGAATGATCTACAACATGGCATCTGACATTGATACCCGTAAAATTGTGTGGGTATATCAACCAACACAGACTACACACAATTGTGTATCAGTTGCAGCTATCAATCGTAAAGCTTCAGAATCACTCACCTCCAAACGTCCCTAGTATTGTAATCAACCACGCATCATGACCTTCACCGCACCACAATACAAAACAGAATATCTCACTGAATGTTTGCTTGAAGTTCTCAACAACAAAGAGAAAGTAAATGCCATTGAATCGGGGAGAAATATCTACACTAATTTTGAATTTGAGGTAGGACGTAAGTATATCAAAGTCTGGTCATATTTGATCTCTGACGGTGAAAGATTACGTGGTCGCAGTTGTTATATGTTTGTAGAGAAGAGTGATGGTGCCGTGTATAAACCTGCATCACACAAAGCACCAGCTAAAGGTATCAGATTCTCTCTCGAAGGTTTAGTCGAGAATCCAGATATTTGTGATCCCTACGGTTCATTTTTGTATCGTCGTTGATTGTGTCACTTCTTGCCCACTTTACTTCTAATCCAATGCCACTCTCTGAATCCACAGTCTCCAAACTCGCTGATGCTCTCAAAGCCGACATTGTTCAGGAGATATATGATAGTGAGAAATATTATGACTTTATGACTGAACTCATTGGTGAGGCATTGGAGAAGAAATTAGGTAACTGTGATCAAGACTTATTCTTCGACCTTGGTTTATGTTTAATGGACCGTATTGAGCTCAAATAGAATAGCTCACCTCCAAATGTCTTCTATAGTGTAACCACACAAAGATTATGACTCTCACACTGACTGAACGCAACCGCCTTCAATATGATCTTCGCCAGAAGATGCAAGAACATAAATTCAAAGCAGAATGTTGTGCTCAAGAGATTGCACGACTAAACAGAGAGTATTTGACACAGTTTGAAACTCCTCTGTTCGACGAATTGTTCGGAGGTTGATATGGCTTACCCACTCGGTATTGATAACCCTATCATCGCCAAAGGTGTGATGGGGTCACACAAATGGGCATTGTATTGGCGTGACGATTTGACCAAGATTGCCACATTTAATTCAGAACATCAAGCCTATCAAGCTCGTCGCCAACTTCTTGACATCTACAACCAACCATGACTAAAGCACAACTTATCCGTGTTGTTAGAGAGACAGCCACTAAAGTTGACCACAATCTGACAAGAGAAGAAAAACAAAAGGTCTTCAATGATGTGGTTGATGGTCTCCTTCGAGACGGAAGAATCACCAAGAAACAACAACAAGCCTGGACACATCCTTTCTAATTTCTAATCATGTTATTCAAAATCAATTCAATTTATCTTGACTTCAGTTGTGATGACCCAGTTCTTGAAGAAGAGCTAGGTGATGATTATCAACAGGTAATCACAAACGATGTCTTGGCAACAACTTGGAAAGCATCTGATGAAGACGATCTTATCGAAGAGATTACTAATTGCACCGGTTGGTGTATTAAATCCATCGATTATGATGTAGTTTGATGTATGGGCATGAGTGTAATTTCTGTGGTGGTTACAACACTCTGTAAGACCCATGTTCGAGGCATTTGTAACATGTTTGTGTGGTTACCTTGTTACATTGTAAGGCCTCATTGTCGGGACACAAAATTACTCACCTTCAAACGTCCACTATAGTGTAACTGCAACAGAATTATGAAAATTTCAGAATGGTTCCCACAGATCGTAGGTTGTAAGGTAGAAGACGAGTCAGGAAATGTCTATAAAGTTGTTACCTACAGCGCTGTGTGTGATAATCTTGATTGGTTGATGATTGGTCTGGAAGATATTAACGGAGTCTTGAGATATTGTCCCCTAGATCGTTACAACGAACTTATCTCGATCGCTTGACTCATGCCTACCTACAAACTTCAAATCTACGGTGATCGGAACTATCGTTCGCAAGAGATTCTGATTGATGGTGTTAACAGTGGAAACTCAGCTCTTGATGTCGCAAGAGCAAGATACCCTGGCGCTAACATCAAAGCAGCACGATTAGTCGATAATTATGATATTGGAAGACGAGAGGAGGTTAATCGAAGGGAAGCAGATCGTAAGAGGATGATTGAAGAACAAAACCAACGATTCAAGGATCAGGAGGAAAAAATCAAATCACAATCCACACCGACTCCAATTACATCAAGTGGGACACATCATGTGAACTACAATAACACAAACTCGGGTCAAATGAGTTTAGGTAATGCAGTCGGAATGATCGTATTGATCCTTATCTTCCTAGCGTTAGCCTATTGGTATATCACTCTCCCACTTTTGATCATTGGGTGTTGCATATGGTATCTAATGGGGAAAGATTAGAATTACTCACCTTCAAACGTCCACTATAGTGTAACCACACTTCAAAGCTATGAGAAAAATCGAATCCCAAATGATTGACGCCATCAAGTCTGAAACTGATTGGAAGTCAGGAAACACTAAGGTTGTCAATTTCTTCAATGATAGTCACAAATGTGTTGTGTCTTCTATCTTCCTTCATGGTAACCTCATCGCTGAGGTGACTGATAACGATATGATGATTTTTGATGGTGGTTGGCAATCTAATACCACAAAATCAAGACTCAATGCATTGTGTGATGAATTTTGTATGGCAGGTGAAGGAGTCTTTCAGAAGGATTTCACCTGGTATGTGAGGCTTTTCGTTGGTGCAATCAACGGACAAAAAGTATTCAAAAACGTCAAATTTCAGAACGGATACACTTTCGCCTGATGACTTATTCTTTCTTTCACCCACAGATTAAACTCATGTCAGAACAGAAACTAGATCAAATCAAGAGATCATACGCAGAGATGATTGTAGAGGGTATGGATATGAAACTACTGATTGAATTTGCAGAGGATAGTATTGTCGAGAATCTAAAGAATTATGATTTTGAAGATATGAAGGAAGAGGTAATTGACATCGGTGGTGAAGATGTTTGGAAGGACTTGATCGCTTCATAATTACTCACCTCGAAACGTCCCCTATAGTGTAAGGGTTCAGTCTTCTCACTCTCCTTCTCTCACCTCACTGATTGCTTCGAGAGTTTGCTTCACTGAACCACAAAACCACACAATCAAAACCAAATGACTTCAACCTACCAGACACAGACTACAGACGAGACCTACAACGGTTGGACAAACTACGAGACCTGGAATGTGGCTCTCTGGATTGGAAATGATGAGGGTTTGTATCACATGGCTCGTGATTATCGTCACTACGGATACAAGGCTTTCGCAGAATCACTGAAAGAACTTGATTGCTACAAGACTCTTGACGGTGTACGTTGGGACGATGATTCTCTCAACTTTTGTGAACTCGATGAAATGATGGAGGAGCTTTGATGTATAAGTTACAGATTCAATGGTTGAAGGAAGGAGACTGGAAACCAACAGTTTATCCACCTACAGATTACAAAATTACTCTCTCCCGTTTACAACACTATTCAAAACAGTTCACAGAACACAACTATCGGATTATTACCTCATGAGATTCTTATTCACTCTGATCATTGTTCTCCTTGGTGTGAATCTAATTGTTGACCTATTAGATTCAGATATGAAGACAATCATTGAAGAACGTAATCAATCAATCGAAAAAATGATCAACGAATGATGAACACTTTCAAACCAGATCCACGACTTGAAATGTTAATGCAACGGGAGCAATTGATGGAAGACATTATTGCTATTGTTGATGAGTATGACATGAAGAAAGGATTTGCTACTAAAGATGAATTAGAAGAGATCTTATGTGATGCAGTATGTCGTAACTTTCCCGCTACGTAATTACTCACCTCCAAAGGTCGTCTATAGTATGACATACAACTCAAACCCCTATATCAACCAAATCAAAGAACAGGGCAGAGATCCTGTTAATGCTCCCGCGATTCTTCCCGAGTTCCCCAAAACAATCTATGGGAGAACATTCAACACCAAAGAAGAGTATCAAGAAGCAATCCACGATTTTCTCAACGGTAACTAATGACTCACTCTAATCTCTCACGAATCAAACCAAAGCTGAGAACTCAAGGAAACGTCACAGGTAACTTCGGACGCCCTAAGTCTAAAGCCGGTTCTCAACTCAATCAACTAGGAGAATCAAACAAGGATGTTATTCATATCACTACACGTAAGGACTATATCAACAGAATGATTGAAGCATTCCATACTACTACAGACAATAAATTGAAAGACTTTTGTTATCACGAATTACATAGATTACATGCGATCTAAATGATGTCAATCAGTCCTTATACAGTAGAGGTTTGTATAGCTATACTCCTCGCATTTATTATCCTAAACAAACCTAATCCACCAACACCATGACTTCAACAATAGAACTCGGCAAAGGTGAATTTTATACTATTGAAGCTTATACTTTCACACTCGAAGATGACGCACTATATGAGGACGAACGCGATGAGGATCTTGATACTTACTGGTATGATGATCCAATCTTTGAAGGTCAATCACTAGACGAATATGTAAGGTCATTATGTATTGATTGCCTCAGAACTTCCCCTCGCATTGTTGATGTTGTTGCTCGTAGGTACGCTACTATTGTTGATGGTTTCCCTACTGATTACGGAGACTCAACTATAGATTCAAATCGTTATGTTTGGACAGGTAAGAGACTCGTAAGCGAATATGATTACCTAGACCAAATAACAGAATAACTCACCTACAAATGTCTCTATTAGTATGAACCAAAACCACATGATTTATCACTTGAGAAACACACAAATGGATCCCAAATTGCAAGCCCTTTTGAGTGATATTATCAGTGCATATAGACCACACGATTCAATCCCTACGAGAGACGAATTAGAGAACGATAGAGTGGCTAACTCCTATGTAAGTATGAGAGCCATAGCTACAGAGGTTGGTTACGATTATTCCCCTCAAAAACACCGATAAATAGCGTATTTTCATTAAAAAACATTTATTAATGGTTTATTAAATATATTTTAGCGTTTGTTAAAGGAGAGGCAAAGATACTCAGAAGTAACTAGTAAGCCACTCTTAAGGGCCTTAGAAGGCACTTTCTTATCT